AGAAATTAAATGATACACTACTTAGGACATAAGGTAGAGCTAAAAATCACAGCCAAAGATAAGAAGATTTTAAATCAGCTTAAGTCTTGGAGGTATGGCTACAACAGAGAGCACGATGTTGTGATTATTTCCAAAGATGGTACGCTAGGAGAAGTTTTTGAAATCGAAGGCTTGAGGATTGGACTGCCTGAAATGCCTAACAAAAAGTACATAGTTAATCACGAAAAAATTGATTCTCAGCAAAAGTTTTATCGCGACAAAAAACCTACTGAATTAGAATATAGTAGCATAGATGCTATAACTTCTAAATTTAGCGGTACTGCTCAGAAAAAACAAGATCAGATTGACTCTTATCTGGAGAAGTTATTCAAAAAGCATCAATCTTATATTGATGGACAATACAAAAACAGAGAGGAAGGCGTTTGGATTTACTTAAAAGGAATGCCTATTTACATGACCGGTACTTACTGGTTTGGAATCCAATGGGTAAGGGAGATCGCTGAGCACCCTAACTTTAGAGTTATCCAAAGTGAGCTTATGATATTTTGGGAAGCTTGCAAAGCTGACAGTAGATGTTTTGGAATGCAGTATGTCAAAAACAGACGTATGGGAGCTTCCTTACTAGCTATATTCGAGATGCTAGAAGCAGCTACTTTGCATGAAGATAAATTGCTTGGCATGATTTCTAAAAAAGGAGATGATGCTAGTAAAATATTTAGAAGATACATTGCAGCTTTTAAGAGGCTTCCTTCGTTTTTCAGACCTGTATGGGATGGAACAAACAACCCTAAGAAAAAACTAAACCTTGAAGAAGCTACAAAACGTAAATCTGCTGGATCTTCAATTTCAATGGGTAACGGACTTGGAACAATGGTTGAGTGGCACAACACCGACATTAATGCCATGGATGGTGATGCTATTTTTAGATCGCTCATCGATGAGAGTGGTAAATTCCCAAAAGATACTCCTTTTTCTAAATATTGGGGTATTGTAAAAACTTCGCACAGAAAAGGTGTAGTAATTACGGGCAAATCTATGGTCGTGTCTACTGTGAACTCACTAAAAAAAGGAGGGGCCGAGTACAAAAAAGTTTGGGATCAAAGCGACTGCAGAGAACGCGACCTTAACGGACAAACAAAATCAGGGCTTTATAGGATATTTATTCCTGCAAGATTTTGCCTTGAAGGTATGTTTGATGAATACGGATTTTCAATACTGGAAGACCCTAAGAAACCCGTAAAGACAGATGAAGGTGTTTACGTGGAGACTGGCGCTATAAGCTTTCTAAAGAACTCAATCGAAGCTCTCAAGGACGACCCTGAAGAGTTTAATGAATTCATGCGTCAAAACCCTGATAACATACGAGATGCATTTAGAAATGAAAGTGGTGATTGCGAGTTTAATGAAATCAAACTAGATGAGAATATTGAGCATAACAAATGGGAGCTAGAAGATACTTATAATAGCGAAGGCGGAACTTGGAAAGGTAATGCAGGCGTAGAAAGAGGTAATCTTTCTTGGGTAGATGGTATTCGATTTGGAACGGTTCGATGGAATCCAGACCCAGAAAAAGGACGTTTCTTTATTAAGCTAGGCTGCCATCCTCCAAAAGAGTTTAGGAATAAATACGAGATGGTTCGCAAAAATGGAGGCATACTAGCTAATTCTCCATTGGCAGGACATATTGGAACATTTGGTGTTGACCCTTACAACAGGAGTAGGAACGCAGACGGGAGAGGTTCTAATGGTGCTATTATTTTAAAAACCAAAACCCATACGTGCGAGAGTTTACCGAACAATGCTCAAATTTTAGAATACATTGATAGACCTAAAAAAGTTCAACAGTTTTTTGAAGACGTAATTATGGCTTCGATTTATTATAGCATACCTTTTCTATCAGAGCTATCAAACGAAAGGTTTTTAGCTTGCATAAAAGAATGGGGTTTCCGTCATTTTAGCATGAACAATCCATTTAAAAAAGGTTGGGGTGGCTTATCCCCTACTGAACAAGAGTTTGGTGGAGCACCACAACAAGACGATAAAATTGGTGAAGCTCAGTTTTATGCTACAGAAGCTTACATAGAAGATCATGTGGGTGTCGCTAGAGATAATTCTTATCGATTAATGGGTGAAATGGGAGATATGCCATTTACACGAACTTTATATCAGTATAAGGAAGTTGATACTAATAACAGAACTAAATTTGATGCATATATTGGAGCTAGTTTAGCTGACGTTGGGAACCAAAAAAGAACTATAAAAAAAGATGTTGAACAAAAACGAATGACCGTTCCTTTTACTAAATATAACAATAGCGGTTCCGTTTCTAAAATAGCCATGTGATAAACTACTCACCTATGCAAAAACAATAGGATGGGTTTTAAACAATAACAAATGAGAAGCAATAGAGCAAAACATAGTCTGTCTTTCGGGCGTATTTATAGCCACCCCAAGTCCTCCAATATTATAACACGCATTCAAATCTGCGTCAATAGTATTCGTAGAACAATTTGTATTGGTGCATTTAAACACCTTGTTTGTTCGTTTACCAATATGCTTACAAGAATTACACGTTTGAGAAGTGTACTGTGGATTAAGGACTATCAAATTAACACCGTTAAGCAAAGCCTTGTATTCAAGTTTAAATCTCAAATCTGCAAACGACCATCTTCCAAATTTTGTTTTAAATTTTTTAGAACGTCTTTTACTTGTAAATCTTATACCAGTCAAATCTTCAATAGCAATACCTTTGCCTTGCTCTTTAGCAGTAAGTACAATAGATTTTGCAATAGTGTGATTGATAATATTGGCGTGAGTTTTTTCCCTTCCCGAAAGCCGTTGCAACAGTCTTTTAGAACTGCGTGTGCCTTTGGATTGAATAGAACTACGAACTTTTTGGCTTTTCTCTCTGTACTCATTAAGAGTATTATCAGTATGAGTAACACCATCATTTGTTTCAACAATAGATGTGATTCCAAAATCCACGCCCGTAAATTCGGTAACGTCTTTAATTTTAGCATCTGGAATATCAACACATTGAAACAAAAAGAATTTACCTTTTCTATAAATAAGGTCAGCTTCTCCTTTTATGTAAGGAACATGCTCTTTATTAAAACAAGTGAAAGGTATTTTTTGTCTACCACCTATGCACCAAACAGAAGCAATTTCTTTTTTGTACGTAAGTATTCGACTATCATAAGTAATAGCTCCAAGAGGTTTAAAAACACGTTTAGTCTTTCTATCAATTTTGTAAGAATCATTAACTTTTGCAATGGCTCTTACAATTACTTGAGCAGAAAGATTGGTACTATTCTTAATGTCGTGGTAAACAAGTTTATGGATTTTGAACTGGTTAAAAACCTTGTTATCCCAAGCAACATTAGAAATATTATTGCAAGTCTTATTAACCTCTTTAATGGTTTCAAGAAGCAACTTCTTTTGCTCGTCACTTGGATTAAGTTTTATTTTAAGCGTCAAAATCATATTACAAATATACAATTATTTTCCATATTTGAAAGAATTATTAACTTAAATAGCGTAGCGGTCGCTAAACTCATAAACACACGGAAAAGTGATAAATGGGTCTCCCGCTCTATCTTATGAATGATTTAAAATCCAAAAAAGTAATAGGAATACCAGATCCGTTAGCCTCAGAAAGCGAAAAGAAAGACCCTTCCTATGGTTTAAAATGGGCTATTGCTATGCAGGCCGAATGGTTTGGAGGTGGCATGATAAACAATCAATGTTTATTTACACAGAGACATATAGAGATCGATGAATTAAGGCTTTACGTTCGAGGTGAATACGACTTGGATGGAGATAAAAACCACACAGCAAGACAACCAGACGATTTAACCTTACACAACCTAGATTTTACACCTATTAATTACGCAGAAAAGTTTGTAAACAAGGTTACAAATGGAATGGGTAGCGAGTTTTACAGGGTAGATGTTCGGTCTATAGATCGATTCTCTTCACTAGAAAAAAAGAAAAAATACGACAGGCATAAAACTAACATGGCCGCCAATCCGATGCTTGAAAAAGCAGCAGCTCTTGGGCTTCCAGATTTATCAGAAAAAGGATTTGTACCTCAAGACGTAGCAGAACTTGATCTTTACAGCCAATTAAAAGAAAGGCCATATCAAGAAATCGCAGAAGAGATACTTATTAATTTTGCCAAAAAAACTAACAAATGGCAGCAAACTAAAAAGAAAACCGATAAAGATTTAGTAGTTACTGATATGCAGATTGCTAGGGTTTATACGGATGAAAACAATGGAGTTGTTCCTGAATACATTGACCCTGGTACATTTATTCACAGCTTCGTAGAAATGGAAGATTTTAGCGATGCTTTCTATTTTGGATCTGTCGATACAATAACCATAAATGA